TTTTACCTCCCCTCGAAGCAATCCCGTTATCAGCGTAGCCAACGGTGGGACAGGACTCTCATCAGTCGAAGGGAACGCCCTGCTCATGGGGAACTCTTCAACGCCAATGCAACCCTTGGTCGAACTTGCTCCAGGGACAAACGGCTACGTCTTGACAATGGTTGGTGGGACACCAGCCTGGGCCGCAGCATCCGGTGGTGGTGGATCAGGAACGGTTACAAGCGTAGCCACTTCAGCCCCAATCACAGGCGGTACAATCACCACCACAGGTACAATCGGCATCAGCGCAGCAACAACCAGCGCAGCAGGTTCTATGTCCTCTGCTGACAAGACGAAGCTTGACGGTATCGCCACAGGTGCTACTGCCTATGCTGACTCGGATGCTATCGCTGCCGTTGAGGGAACGTCAAGCCTTGATTTGACAGGCGACTTGACAATGGACACCACGAAGAAAGTCGTCATGGATGAAAAGACCTATGCCGCCGCTTCTGCGGCATCAGGGACAATTGAATTATCATCCGAAAAAACAGGCAGCAATTCGCCACTTCTCACGCTTAGAACTCCCTCTGGTTATTTGCGTATGGGGCCGCAAAACACTTCCTTTTGTCATTTCTATACGGACAGAGACTACTTCTATTTCAACAAAGCAATTCAAATGGATGGAGGTTCATTTTACGCTTACAATGACGACCTTCTCATCAAGACTGATGATTCTGGTTCTGGACAACCAACCCGTATTTTCATTGATGCTGGCGTTGATGAATGTCGTGTGGGTATCGGCAACGGCTTCACATCGTCAAACCTCCCTGAAAAAGAACTCCACGTTCGAGGCAACATGGTGGTCGAAGACCCGACCTCCGATGGCTCGTCCGACCACTTGCTCGAAGTGAAGTCGGCTTCATCGGGAACCCCCGACAATGCGCGCATTCTTGTTTCAGCAGATACCGATCTAAAATTGCCGATGTTCAACCTGCGTGATATTGAGGCCAATGGCGGGACATTCAGCCCGAATTATTCGGCTTATTTTGCCCTTGACCGAGCAACGCCAATCGTAACAGGTTCGGCTCAAAATGACCTGTTGATTGCTAACGGCAACTACAACAAAGACATTCACCTTTGCACAAACAATGCAGGAGATGGTTCGGGCGCACAGGCTCGCTTAACGATTGTCGGAAGCGACGGCGACGTGGGGATCGGCACGACCTCTCCCGCCCAAAAGCTCCATGTGAACGGCACTATCCGACAGACCGGTGCGACATCAGCCGTTCTTGTCGCAGACGCAAATGGCGACATCACGGCGGCGACGAACCTTAGCGACCAAACATACCTTGCGCCAGGCCAAGCAGAGACAGATGCGTTTAACCCGATTGCTTCTGGCCCCAATTGGGCTGCACCCCCACCCGCCACCATCCAAGAAGCCATTGACAGACTCGCCGCCTATGTCGTCACGATACCAGGCGCACCACCACAAATCCCATGAGGTGAATGAATGACAAAGAAAATCGGAAAAATTGTGTACGCTCCACCAGAGCGTTGCTTGAACAACGTTGAAATCGAAGAGACTCCGCATGGCTACAAATTGTACCAGAGGGGCGAAAATCGGTGTTTCAAGGTGATACCTTTTTCAGTCGTAAGGGAAGTGTCCTATACAGAGGGGAAGAAATGAACCTGACGATTGAAAATGTTGAACTTTGGCTGGTCGCTCTCGGAGCTTTGGCTGGCCTTGGTGTGTGGGGCTACAAGAAGTGGCTCTCAATGAAAGAAGGCGGTATCACGCTGGATGAAGTGCTTGATGCAGTCGAAGAGGCCGCTGACAAGGCAGAAGAAGTCAAAGAAGCCGTTGAAGAAGCCGTTGAAGCAAGCAAGGAGTGATCCGCATGAGCCACTACTGCGGGACAGACGACGTATCGTTGAGGCTGGGCCTGGACTCAGCTCAACGCCTTCGAGCCAATAACAGGCTTGAGTCGGCAATCCGCAGAGCGTCCATTTACATTGACTCCATTTACCGAGACTACGGCAGAGACACCCCATCGGAAGCCATCGCCGAATCAACCCTTGACGGTGCGATCAGCGCAGGTGCAACGAGCATCACGCTAAACGACGCTTCCGACTTCTCAACGTCTGGGAACGGCAACATTGACGGCGACTCATTCGCATGGACGGGCAAATCAAGCAACGACTTGACAGGATGCACCGGTATTTCCTTCGACCACCACAACAATTCAAAGGTGCAAGAGGGAGAGCTGGCTCACATTATGCGTGAGGTATGCGCCGACTACGCCGCTGGGATTTACCTTCAAGACGACGCAGCTTTGGCCTCGCAAGACCCGCTACGATCCCCCATGCTGATTGAACGTGCGAATGACCTTCTGTTTCGTTACGCCAAGCTGGGGAGCGTGGACTGATGGCTTACAAGGCATCCAGACAATATGGAGCTGGCGGTGAACGCCGTGGCTACATCAACTTCCGTGTCCATGTGGACGACTCGGAGCTGCGACGTGCCCTGGCGAAAATCCAAAGCGAAGGGCAAGACGAGATTCGCAAGCTCATTAACGAGATGATGATTAAGGCAAAGAAGGAGTCCGAGGACTTCTTGTTGGATCAAAGGATTCACAACCGAGGGAGTGAAGGCCCGAAGGCTGGACAGGCCAGAGTTCGCACACCGCATGGTGATGAGAACGCCTATGTCCGTATCGCTGAAAGTCTCAAAATCAGCGACGATGCCCTGTTCGTGCGTTTGTTCTCTGCACCGTACCCGTCTGGCTACTTGTCCCAGGGTGGTCGCTCTCGCTCTGGTTTCAAGCTCGCTATGGCTCATGCCGCTGGCGTCGAAGCATTCAACTATTCCAAGAACACACCGCTTCTCGTCAAGTCCTCCGTCTATTGGTTTATGAAAACGGGCAAGGCGTTGGGCTACACTCGAAGGCCAACCTCCGGTCGTCTTTCGCCTCAGTTTTCTGGGCCTCCGCAGGATTGGCGACAGAGCCAACACCCTGGGTTTCAACAGGTTGATTTCATCGGTGTTGCTCAAGACTACATGGAGGAACACTTCGAGGACGAAGCAGAGCGCATGGTCGCTGAATACCTACGACGACAGGGGTTTGTTTGATGGCGGTTTCAAAAATAACGGATTATTGGACTTCTCGCCTTGACGGGAATGACCCAGCTTCGCCTGTCGGCATGAACAATGAGCAGTTCACAGGATCAGCCGGAGCTGCTGATGGGCTGAATTGGCGCATCAACACCGCCAATGGGACAGGCTACTACACCCTCACCCCAACAACCAATGAACACACCCTTTGGATTGCATTCTCGTACCCAGACTCAAACGACATACCCTCGAACAATAGCGTTATTGCAGCCATAAACAATGGCTCGCACTACATTCAGCTTCAGTCGGACGGGACAAAGACCGGACTCAAAATTGTGGGGGCCACGTCCACCACATTCACAGGTCTTGACCTGTGCATGGAAGAGGACGACGCTATACCCACCGTGGTTCGTATCACCATGAACTCGGACGGTGTAGCCAATCTATACCTGTTCGACATCATGGAGGACGACGACGGCACGACCTTGAGCAAGACTGTTCAAGGAGGATCGACAGGAACAAATCAAATCCTGTGGGGCAACACCACCGGCGACGTGATTTGGTATGCCGTGTACGCAACAACGATGGGTGCATTTAACCCCGATGAAATGGTGACGAGCAACTACTCGAATGTCACACTAATCCAAACGGCCTTCGGCATCATTGACGTTCTCAAGGAAGCACGTGCTTACAACTTGAAGAATGTGGTTCAGCCCGATGCGATTCGCTACGGCTACGACATTTCCTCGAACATGGCCGTCCGTTATTCCCCAGCAGTCCATGTCTTGATCCGCCGTGTGGACAGTCCCGATATGTACTCGCTCTCTGGGACATCAGCCGAATACTTCTTTCAAGTCGAAGTCTATGTCGTCACCAAAGGAACGGACTACAAGAACTGCTATCGTCAAGGTCTTGATATTCTCGGCGAATGCCTGGATGAGCTTTATTCAAAGACGTGACTCAAGGGAAGCACCGATTCGCTGATTGGACATGACGCTCGCTTGGACTCTCGACTTGACCCCGACGATCAGGTTTGTGTTCACGTCCTCAACCTGCGATATATGCGTCGTGTTGATTTGTCCAAAAGGGCATCAATCAATTGATATATCGCGCCGGTCATCCAATAACCACCGAGAGGTTTCGTTATGACTGCACTTACGAATCGTTATGTGACTCTCCAAAAAGAAGGGCCGACCAACTACGGTACGGAACCTGTCGCCGCCACCGCATCCCTGTTCTTGGGTGAGGTTGATGATGAGTCCTTCTCCCAGAACTTTGATTTGCTCACTCGTCAAGACATCAGCCGCTACGGTGCGTCGAAAACCGTTGCTGGTTTGAAACACTCCGAAGGCGACGTGAACTGCCCGTTGCAGCTTGACGACTTCAATTCCTTCTGCATATTCTCCGCCTTTGGCGTTGATACCTACGATGCTGGCCCACCAAAGGAACACATTCTTACCGAAACCACCGACGATGCGAACTTCCCATCCTTCACGATTCGAGTCGGTCGGGAGGACTCCGAACACACCTACCCAGGCATGGTCTTGAACTCCTTGTCCTTGTCGGCCAACATCAACGAATATGTGATGATGTCCTACTCCTTCGTTGGGTGCGGTGAATCAACCGTTTCAGCCCTTAGCACCCCTGGCGGTGGTGCTGGAACTGACCCACCAGCATTCAGCACCGTGGACGCTTTGCACTTCTCCAAAGCCTATGTTCGCTTCGAGGCCGCAGCTTCAGCAAGCAACTTCTCAACGCTGGTGAAATCCATTTCACTTGAAATTAACCTCAACCGTGACACCGACAACGCAAGCTCTCTGGGCGGCGGAACCTACCAAGTCGCACCGCCTCCCCAGCTTCGTGAGATCACAGGAAGCATTGAGTTCAACACCGGCAACGACATTAACACAGGATCAGCACCGGACAACGAGCCAACCTACGACGAGCTTCGAGGCTTCCTCCTTCACAACGGAAGCGATTCGGCCCCTGCTCTCATGCTTCGATGCGAGGACGCTTCAGGGAACGCCTTTGAAGTCCGAATGCCGAAGGTCGCTTACGAAGCCCCAGAATTGAACGTGTCCGGTCGTGACACCGCAACCCTTAGCGTGAACTTCGTTGCCCTTTACGACGAAGCCGAATCCTACATGGCTAAGGCAGCAATTTACATGGACGGCATCAACGGTGACGCATCCATGACAAATGCAGCTTGAGGTGAATAACGATGCCTATTGCAGCCCCAGCCAACTGTACTACGGTTAAGGTTGAAGACGACATTAACGGTATTGCCGCAGCCGTTCAAACGGCACTACGAGCTCTCAGCGCAGGGGATGAAATCTTTGACATTTCCTACATTCGCAGCCAGCATTCACAAGGCGTTGTGGCGATTATTTCATACGAAGCCGCACCTTGAAGTTAAGTTAAGTTAAGAAAAGTGAAGTGAAGAAAAATGCCCGTCTTGAAGAAGGAAATTGAGCTGGATGATGGCCGTAAGGTTTGGGTTCGCCAAGCCTCTGGTCTTGACAAATTGAAAATTGAGGCAAAGCAAGGCCGAGCCATGAGGAAGTGCCGACACTTTGGCCCAGACCCCTCGAAGTGGTCTGATGAGCAAATGGAAGAGTTCTTGGAACTATGCGACAAAGAAGGCGCAGGATTTGAGCATCAAGTCGAAGCATGGCTTCCCAATTGCCTTCTTGACAAAGACGTTGATCCAGAAACCCTCACCTCCGAAGAATTGGTTCGCATTCTCAATGTGATTCGAGGTGACGATAATGAGGGCGCAGTCCCTTTGGATTGATATACAGGGCTTCCCCCATCCTGTGTTCAACCTTCAAGGGGATTCTCCCAAGCGATCTGTTCGACAGATACAATCAGCCTGGCGGTCAATGGAAGCTGGAGCTGGACTTGCTCGTAGCCAACGAGATCGCCGACCAGCTCAACGATTCAGCAGCCGCCCAAAAGAGTTCAAAGCGAAATCGAGGCAACGCGAAGTCGGCAGTCGCTCGAAGGGATCAGCGAAGGCAATTGTTCACACCCGCCGAAACATCAAAACGACTCACCGAACTTATGGGAATTAAGGAGGACTGACGCATGGTTAGACAGGGTGGCTCACGTGTTTTCTTCGACGTTGTGGGGCAGATGCAAGCCGCCCGACTCATTTCCGATGCCGAGGACATGGCTACGGTTGTTCAAGCCATCGTGCTTGACGCATTCGACGGCATCAAGGGTTCTCTGGACGGCATATTCGCCTCGGTTGGTGCAGCGATTGAAGCGGTGCGTGAACCAGCTTTGGCTCTTGGTGAGTCCCAGATTTATTTTCGTAAGTTTTTCGACTTTGACGGCGTGAGGGAATACGAGCAAGCCATCATTGACGTTGGTGTTGCCTTCGGGTTCACAGGCCAAGAAGCTCTGGATGCTGGCGCACGAATGGCGCAGCTTGGTGGTCTGTTCGGCTCTGGTGAGTCCGTCGTGGCCGGTACGGAGGTTGGTATGGCCTTCGGTATGATCGGTGGTATGGAGACAGAAGAAGCCCAGAAGCGGCTCATATCGCTCGCCCAACAGACCGGATTCATCTATGAGGGAGTCGGCAAACAGGCGTTCTTTGCTATGGATGCGGAGGAACAACGTCAAGTCGTCCTTCGCAACTCGCTATACGTCTTAGACCAACTGAACACCGTCGAAAATAACTCGGTTGCGACCATGCAACAACTCTCAACGGTGATGGATCAATTCTCGGCATCGGCTACAATCGCCAACATGAGCATCGCTGAACAGGCCGCATTATCGGCCACCCTGGTTGAAGCTGGTGAATCAGCGTCGAAGGCTGGTCGTGGTCTTCGTCAAATCCTCTTGAGGATCGCCAGCGACACAGGCGGAGCTGCAACTGCCCTGCATGAATACGGTGTAGCAACCCAAGACATCAACGGCGACATGGTGGGCTTGACTCGGATCATGCAGCAGCTCAAGGATAACGGGTTCGATGAGCTGGATTCGGCCCAGCAAATGCAGCTCGCTACGTCTGTTGCTGGTGCAAACCACGCCACCCGTTTCATCAAGATCATGGAGAACTTCGACCGTGTGACGACGCTCACTACCCAGGCCGTTCACCGTGAGTCTGGGGCTATTGAAGAAATGAGCAAGGTCATGGACACCGCCACCTTCCGAGCAAATCAAATGGAGGCGGCTCAAGAAACGCTCGCAGCAAACATCGGTCAAGAATTGCTCCCCGCCATGACACGCGCTGATATGTTGTCATTCAGCATGAAGCAATCGTTCCTTGACGCTATGCAAACCAACCCTGACAACACAGGGCTGAACGCTGCTTTGGACAATACGGCTTCATTCCTTGTGAAAGGCGCAACAAACGCCGCAGTCGTCGCTAATTCGTTCTATGAAATAGCCGGTGCTGGGTTTGAGGCGTTTATGAACATTCAATCCCTGCTCATTTCAGTTCGTGTTTATCGTGCCGTCATGCGGCAGAACGTGGAGCTTCAACGCGTGATGACTCAAGGTTTGCTCGGCCAACGCAACTCAATGGTGGCGATAAACGGCCTCGAAGGTATCAGGGTGGACAAGTCGGGTATTCACGCTCAAAAAGCGTATATTCTCAAGCGATTGAATGAGGATGCCGTTAGGCTAATGACAGAAGAAATTAGCCTGAAAAATGCTACGATCCGTCTTGCTGAAACAGAACGTGTGATTGCTGGCGAGGTGTTGGCTCAAACACAATACCAGAACCAAGAGGAAGCAAACCGTGTTCGTGTCAAGGCTATGGCTATGGCTATGACCGCAGAGGAAGCTTCAGCCGCCTTGATCGCCAACGATGCTCTCATCATGGCCGAGAATGAAAAAATCGGCAAGGCTCAAGCCATCATCGCCTTGAAGGGTGAAGAAGCAGAAATAGACGGGATCACCGCTGGGGCTATGCTCACGGCAGCGGAAGCTGAACTCAACTCCTTGATGGAAAAACAAATACGGCTTCAACAGGTGGTAACGGCTCAAACAGAACTCGCCAACGTTGAAGGTCGTGAAATGGGTGTTTTGACAAGCAACACCAACTCTCGAATCCAAGCTATTCAAAAGAAACGTGAGGACTTCATCGCCACGCTAAACCTGATGAGGGCGACAGGTCGTTTGACCCATGAAGAACATCGAATGATGCTTCAAACCATCAATAGCAGCAAGGCTTTGGGAATGATGGCTGCGAACACAAGCCCAACCATCGGTGCGCTGATGCGTCTTGAAGGTCAAGCGTTGAGATCAACATTCTCAATGCAACGGCTTCAAGGTGCTGCTGGTTTAGCGAGCATGGCTCTCATGTTCATGGGCGATAGCGAGGACGCTATGCAAGCAAGCATGATCCTTATGACCGCATCAATGCTTCCCGCCATCCTTTCAATGAATACCCTAAGCACCGCTACGGACAGAGCAACGGCAAGTCAAATCGCATTTCAAACCGTATCAACCGGTGGTGTCGCTTTGCTCGCTATCGGTGTTTCTTTGGCTGCGGCGGCGGTGCTTTTCAAGAATCATACCGAGGATATGCAAGAAAGCACCGAGCGTATCGCTGACGGATTCGAGTTCGCCCAAACATCAGCAAGCGACTTCGCCTTCGAGCTGGACAAGCCTGGCGGTGCGGCTGACCTGATGCTGGACTTCGGCAACACCACCGAAGAGGCGATGGACAAGGCCGAATCATCGGTCAAGTCCTTTATGTCGGCACGTGAAGAATTGTTCTTCGGGTTCTCGGCAAGTCGAATGAATCAAACCCTCTTCGACCAATTGGTGAACCAAGGTGTCGGTGAACTCTATTATCGGACTGAGGTGAACGTGAACAACAATTTCTTCGGCCTCACACCTGAAGAAATGGTGCAGACCATCAGCACACAGGTTGAGGAACGGATCGTAGCGAGGGCTGGTTGAGATGAATGACATTGACCGCCGATTCACCGTTTGGCTTTCTGGGTATTATGAGGACTTTCAATCCATGCGGGTAATCTCCGAGGGAGAGGACTACGCCACCACCGACTTCTTCACCAATCGAAGGGACTCTCACGCTGGAAACACAATGGCGGCGCAAGCCTTGAACAACCCACGTTTCACCTTTGACTACCTCACCAGGTCTTTCGCCAACAAAGCCCCCATTCCTCTCATCGGATCAGCCGCACAGTCCGAAGCCGCATCCCTTCACAACGAAGGGCCGAGCCAATGGCTGACCTTTGACCCGAATCGAACCGGAGCTGCCTTCTATGAAGGGCGAGCAACCTTGACCTATCCCGATACCATCGGTGACGCAGCTTCACTTCGCACGACCTCATACGCTCGAAGGGCCGACTATTCCCGCTTCGCATCGGGCTGGGGTACACAGAACGGATATTGGGTGCGTCAAGGCGACTCCGACTCAACCTACGGGAGAGCAAGTTTCGTGAATAATCAGGCTGACGCATCGCCGTTCACAAACACAAACAGAGGGTACGGCAAGTTCGACATCAGCAGCCTACAACAT